TATCATCTTCAAGAATAGACTTCTTTAAGTTAGCAGCCTGTTGCTCTCTATCTTTTTGAGCCTGTATTCTTTTATTTTCAGCATCCTTGAGAATTTTATTATAATTATCTTGATAGAAAGATTTATTTCCTTCTAATGCCTCTTTAGCATCATCAAGGTCTGTACCATTAGATATAGATTGTTCAGCAAGTTTAATTGCTCTTTCTTGCTTCATTCCCTTATTAATCCAATCTGAAATAATAAGTCTCTTTCTCAATTCTACACCTTGTTCACTTTCATCACTAAGAACCTCATCACTAATTGAGTCAAGATACTTTAATGTATTCTCATAATTCTTAATAATATTAGGTTCAACACCATCATTAAGAGCCTTGTTAATTCTCTTTTGAGTTTCATCTAACTTACTTTCAATGTGGTCTTGAATAGATTTAGCCAATGCTTCTGCATCAGTAATCTTTTCTATATTATCATCAGAGAGGTCAGGAAGAATACCCTCACCCTTCAAAGCAGTAGCTATGGAAGAATAGAAGTTTTGTTGAGAAGTTTTGCCTTTAGAGTTAGGCTCTTCCTCACCATCTTCACTACCTACTTCCTCTGAAAGGGTTTCATCCTCTTCCTCAGTAGTTTCCTCTGATTTTTCCTTCTTTGTTTGTGTATTATTACTTTCTTCTTTTTCTTCTCCTTCTTCTGAAGGACCAAGACCTTCAAGGTCATCAAGGTCTAAAAACCCACTAATATCATCACTATCAGTGATAATATTATCTAATGTTAACTCTTCTTCCATATAAAATTTATTAAATAAAAACTTCTAAAAACTTGTTACAAAGTTACTACACCTTATAATATTAAACAATATTATAAGGATAATAGTAACTTTATATAAGTAAAATACTTACTTTATTGTAATTCTAAGATTGTTTTTGTCTTGAAGTAGAATTGAAAATAACTTATTGTAAGTCTCCTTAGAGTTAATAACCTTACCTACTACTTTATTCTCACCTACTATTATACAACCTTCTGTGTCTTCAGCAGTATTTCCACTATGTATTCTGATACCATCAAAACCTACTACATTCTCAATCAAAGGCATATCTTTCTTAAACCTTGGACTATAAGTAATTTTTACTCTGTAAGTATCTGTAGGAATAGCTGTCTTACCTTTAACTTTCTTAGCCTTTACTTCTTCTAAAGACATATAGCTGTTAAGACCTCTATCAGTATCTTCAATAGTATCACAGAAATACTCTTCATTTATATATAACCTACCTATAGTATAGGTAGATTTCTTTGCTATTCTTCTTAATTCTAATCTCATTATTCTAATCCTTCATTACCTTGAACTTCCTCAGCTTCTTCTGCTGTAATATAATCTTCTTCATCCATGCCTAAGAAATCAAAATCATTTGAGTCATCTTTGACTATAAAATCTTCTTCATCCTTATTCATTTTAGCTTCAGCATATTCAGCTTCTACTTCTTTATAATCTTTCATATTAGGCTTAGTAGGAAAACATATTGTAGTATAGAAACCTGTTTCTTCCTTATCTGTAATATATTTACCTTCATCAGCATATAATGTATTACCTTGTAATTTCATAACTATTTAATTTTATAATTGGTCAGTAAATGCTAATAAGCTTCTTGGAAATAATTTATTAATTAGCTCTACTAAACTAAGTTCTCCAGATGTAGCATTCTTTGTAACAACAGGTACTCCATAAATATAACCTACTCTTTCTTTATTACCTTCCTGTAACTTTTTAAGCATATCTACCTTTTTAGCTCTCATAGTATTCATTACATAAATACTCTCATTTTTTTCTGTATGAGTACTATCTGATACACCAAAATTAGGATAAAAAACATCAAATAATAAATTCAAAGCCTTTGATACATTTGGTGTCTTTTTTAAAACTATATTACTATAGTCTTCTTTATATTCAGGAGTTTTTATTATTTCTATAAATTCAGCTCTATTCATACTATTTAATTTTTAAGAATTGTAAAACCTTTATCTGTTGCTATTTTAATATCTTCTTGAGTTAACTCATCAAATGATGTTGAGTTAAATAATATCTTACATTCAGCTGTCTTACCATTAGCCTTTCTATCATATAATTCATTAAACATTTGTACTGTTAAATCTCTATGTAAGAAGACAGTAGTTAAATCAAGTGGAGAGTCAAAAGTATCTGCTTGTCCAAAAGCACCAATATAAAAAGTGTGCATGAATATATCATTCATATATTCATCTACTGACTTATAATTAGTTTCTTTAAGTAAATACTCTTCTTTTAATTTCATAAAATTCTTTACATTATCTAAAGTATTAGCATAAGCAAATTGTATAAAATTAGATAAACCTTTAGAAGCTAATGGTATAGCACAATGAAAATCTCTTACACAATAATCACATACTGCAAAGTACTTAACAAATTCACATTTAGGTAAATCACAGTGCAATGAAGTTATCCACCAATTAAAACTAAAACAATAGTTTCTGTTCTCTTCACCATTATAAGTAGCTACTAATTCTGGTAAAGAATTACCTACTATCTCTATACTTTTTAGATGACCACCATTTCCTACATAGTTTCTAAAATTACCATCTGTATTACAAGAACAAGTGAAGTTCATATACTTAATAGAAGGGATATTTAACTTAACCTTTTCTAAATCACCATAATATCCCCCATCAAATAGAAAGTCAGTTTTAGTTACTTTAGGTGCATCTATTTCTACATTCTTAAGATAAGAATATGTTTTTATATCAGGAAAAGTAATACCTGCTACTTGTTCAGCTTCAGGTAATACAAGTTTTATACTTTTAAGATTATTATCATTTGTAAAAGGATAGTTAACATACTTTGCTTTAGGTATAGTTACATCTACTTCTTCTAATACTCTATGATTTGTAAATGTCTTCTCAATATTAATAAAACTATTTGGTAATGTACCTTTTATACTCTTTATAGTACTATTATTAAAATTATTAGGACCCCAACTAAATATAATATCTTTAATTTTATCTTTAGTTTTGTCATCCAAAGCCTTAATAGCATCTATCTTTAATATAGAATTATACTTATAATCTTCAAGTTTACCAACTACAATCATAGAATTTAAGTAAGCAGATAGCATAGGTTTGATAACATCTTCTCCCCCACTAAAAGTATATTTACTATCTATACCTACTTCAAATGTAGGATATTTAATATTATAAGTACCCTCTTTAGCACCAAGTACCTGTAAGCCTGTAATCTCTTTAAGATAAGTATTAGGACTATTTAAGTCTTCTATAATAGGTCTACCCCTCAACCACCCTATTCTTTTTTTCATTTTTCTTACCTCTCTTTTTCTCTTTAAGTAAAGCCTTTTGAATTAAATCATTCTTTCTATATTGACAAGTAAGGTCTGTACAGATAGATTTAACAACTTCAAATAATTCATTTTTTAAGTTTGCTACTTCTCTTTCTAAAGCATCTTTCTCTTCTTGTAGTCTGTTAAGTCTCTCTTTATTGTCATCACTTAATTCCTTATAGAACTTTAAGGCTTCTTGCATATTAATAATAGTAGAATTATCTACCTCACTATCATACTTCTTTTTAGCCAATATCCAAGAAATGAAGCTACCTAATATAGTAGCTCCAGTTCCTACAATACCTGTTATAATTTCATCAGAACCAATCATTTAATTATCTCCATAAATTTTTTCGATTTTATATTAACATAAGGATTTTCTTCAATAACTTCTACTTCAACTATAGTATGTTTTCTCTGAAATAACCTAAATAACCAAAACTTTTTAGGAGGATTAACTGTTTCTTTCTTATAATGTAATATTATGTATTCATTATTATAAAACTTAGGTTGAGAAATAATCTTATTAGGATATTCTAATATAATCCTATTATTGAACCACTTATCACCTACTATAGTATCTATATGAACATTGTTTAGAAATAAAGTATCTCTACTATAAATAGTATCAGTTCTTTGACCTACAGTACTAATAGCTGATAAAGATTTAAGTTTAGAGTCTTTAATTTTTAATTCTTTTCTTACACTATCTAACTTTTGGATTAAAGAGTCTTTAACCCATTTAAGCTGTGCAGCAGTAAATTGATATTCTATAGGTTTAGCAGTAGTATCTTTTTCTAACACTAATGCCTTATAGTTATTCTCTGCAATATCTCTTTGTTCCTTAGTTTTAGAGAATGTATTAAAAAGGTATATAGCTGTCATTACAGCCATAATACCTAATACAAGATATAATATCCACTTCTTAAATATATAATTCATAACAAAAATCTGTATCTATTAAGTTACCATTAAAATCTCTACAATCTACTCTAAGTACTATTTTATTATTCTGATTTTTATAAATAGAAGTAGCAAAAATAGCAGGTTTAGAATTAGGTTCTTGACCTGTACCTGTACTTTCAGAGTTAATTACATTAGGATAATCTTTCTTTGAAATACAATTAGTAATATTTACTCCTATCTCACCTATATCTATAGTCTTAAAAAGTAGCTTATCTAAAGATATCTCAATGGCATATTTACCTTCTGATAACCTTATAATATATACACCTTTAACACTTGGAGGATTAATAACTTCCCCATGAGCAGAAGGCATAGTTCTATAGGGAAGAGATAATAGTTTTCCATGTGCTATGGAAAACCTCTTAAAAGAAGTAAATAAATATATTTCTCCTGTACCTTCTCCTGTGTCTCCAAAAACACCATCTTCACTTATAGGAGTGTAATCTGTTAAATACTTAAAGTTAAATTGATTAGTTGCAGTATTAAAAGTAGCTGAAAATCTCAAATTACTATAAGGTGCAAGTAATAAATTATTTCTATACTCATCATTACTTGTACTTATCTTTATGTACTTATCTGTAGTATTAATAAATGAATAAGTAACATTATCTACTTTATCACTTATATTTAATGTTATGGTACTACCTTCTACAGATGATGATAATATGTATGTAGTACTTATAGGGTCTAAAGATAAATTAGTATCTATATCAGTTATAGAAATAACCTTCTTAATAGCCTCTTCTTTACTTGTACCTATTTGTTTTTGAAAGTCTTCAAAGTCTGTCTTAAAATTATCTAAGTTAGTTTTTATATTATTTACTTTCTTAGATAATTGGAAAATAGTATAACCATTAAACATAGTAGTAGTATCATCTTTTATATCAGTAGTATCATCATCTAATTTAGATGAAACTAATATTTTATAATTAGCCACATTATTTAATTCTGTTAAAATAGTCTTAAATTCTTGGGG